CAAGTACCTTTGCAATTACCTCATTGGCAAGATCTACCACGTCCTTAAAATCTGAATCTTCTAGCTTTTGTGTTTGCTCATCTGACAAATTCAAGATAGGTTGTAGAAACTTTGAATATGTGTCAATTAACTTAATTTGTGCATCATAGAAGTCGATCAAAGTTTGACCATCCAATTCTTCATCTTTTTTGAGTGAATCAACTTTTTTATTGAAAGCATCGAAACTTTCGCTTTCTTTTGCTAAATCACGTTGGGCCACAAGACACATACGCATATTCTTGCCACTAGTTGGTACCTCAAAGGTTGTTAAATGTAATTTCTTACCGTTAATCTTTACTGACATGTTATTAATCCTTTCGAAAGAAAAAGAACGGCTGTCATACCGTTCTTTAATATTTATTTTTATTTGCCTGCCACTGCCCACCCTGCTTCATTAATTATTCAGTTGGTGTAGATTCTGTACCTGATCCTGTGTTGATGGAATTACCTTTAGAATCCGTAGGCTCTTTATTAGCAGCCGTATTGTCTGTTAATGTTTGACCTGTTAAAAACTTAAGCATATTGGCATAATCAAAATTCTTTTCGTCGGAATAGAATTTTTCGTAAAGTAATAAGTCTGTTGGTCTAGCTTGAGCATTAAGCGTCAATGCATCATGCACTACACTTGGGTTTTCGGTATCCGTCTGCATATTAAGCTCACCAGGAACATATATTCCAGTTGGAAAGCCAAAATACAAGTCAATATGTTTATGTGTATTGTAAGAATGAGCAACAACACCGCCCTTTACAGGATTAGCTTGTCCTTTTCTTGCATAGCCTCCTAATTTATCTTTCACTAAACCCGTTAGTAAGTCGTAAATAACGTGAGGAATGTCGTTAGCAGCTAATGCAATTGAAGGCTGCTCAGAGCCGACATTAACTTCGGCTGGTGCATTAGAACCATACACTCTAGCCACCGTAGGTGCTAAACCTGTAATATTAGCTTGTGTAGCACCAAGAGAAGATTGTAAGTCAATTTTAAATAAGCCTTTAATTTCTTCTCCTGTTGACGGGTCAAATACTTTCCCCTTGTTACCTTCATACGTAAAACCACCATTGTCTGGATCAACATTTAATTTATCATTTTCGTCATAACTCCAAACAACAATGTCGTTTAAACCAGTAATTTCCATTTAATTTTCTCCTTTAAAAAATAAATCGGTCTCTACTCTCCCNTGTTGGTCGAGATAATGACCGTTGTCTGGCTGCCTGCGCCAATTTTTTTGCATTAAAAAAGACGCAATTGATTTTTCAAAATCATCTGCGTCTATGTGACTATTGTTGGGATAGCAAATTTTAATTTGTATCTCGCTTTCTATTTGATTGTAAGTATTACTGCCATGTTCAGTAGGCAGCTGTGTTACCTCGGAAACGGCAATTAAAGCTTTGGTTTCTGAATTAAGTGAACTAGCTGGTATTAGATAGGAGTAGGCTTTTCCTAGATCGTTTATGCCAGCTGAGTTCAGCGCATCAACTACCCGTTTTGCAACGGTCATAATCCCATCACTTCCTTTAAAGCTTTTGCCTCTGCTTTAAGAACTACATCCCTTGCCTGCAACTGTGATTTTTCAATAAAGTGCATATTTCTGACTTCTTTTGGGCTCATTCCAGCAGTACCGTTATTAACATATCTGGCTATCATTGCCTGGTACTTGTCTTCAAAGCCTACTGTGGTGTCACCAGACATTACTTTTTCGCTTGTAAACCCAGGTCTAAACGTGATTGAATCTCGCAAGTGCTTAGTTTTCCTAGGCCTAAGGCCATGTTTGACATTAATATGGCCAACCGATCGACCTGTCCGATAATGCTCTGAACTAACTGGTGTGTTTGCCTTTAACACTTCAGCAAAAACAGCTGCGCCTGCACCAGTGACCTTGCTTTTTTGAGCAGGTGTAAAGGTGTAGGTCTTTTCGACCTGTTGATACCAATCTTCAAGCTTCTTGTCTAAGTCATTCGTCATTGGCATCACCAACCCTTTTTAGGACAATCTGATCATAAGCTGTCGGGTTGTTGTATGGATCCTGGTAAATGTTGGCCACATTGTATTGCTCCCCATTCAATTCCGCATGAGTAATGCCAGACCAACTTTTACGGTGGTGGACGATAACAATAAAGCTTTGCTTTTTATCTAAACCATCCATTTGAATGATTTGATTGGTCGTTAATTGCCAGTTACCACATAGAGTTGGTTTGCCAATTTGAACGAACTTTTTAACGGGTGAGCCGTTAATATCTTCACCATCGTCAATCGTGCCAAACTTAATTACCTGGTTCAGTCGATCCGGATTCTGAAGTTGAACCATTTTGCTGCTCCTCACTTTCGTATAAATCAAATGACCCACGCATCTGACCAATTAGAGACATTGCTGTTGTACTAGAAGGTGCTGAACTTGGGTGATTAAACCAGTTTGCAGTGATTGCATAGCATGCCAGTTTATAAAGGGGCTTAATTTCGTCACTTTGATAAAATTTATCATTCTTACCAATAGCGCTCTGAACATATAATTCGGCTGCTTTTAAAATGCTTTTCATTCTATCGCTTGATTGTGGGTCAAGAGATTCATCATCTGGCAAGAAGCCAAGTGTACGTTTAAGCTCGGGATCGACCTCCAAAAAAGCAGCCATGATTACTTACCAGACTTCGTATCAGTTGATTTTGAATTAGTTGCAGACTTAGTGTCAGCACTTGCATCATTAGCTGTGGAGCCGTTATTACCCACCATTTTTGCTAAATTGTTGATAGCGTCTGCCAGCTTAGTAGTGGTCTCATCACTACTACCTGTGCTATTTGCTGCTCCACCAGCAATTACTCTTGATTCTTGGTCTTTAATTTTGGTAAATGTAGAAATTGCATAAGCACCTTCATCAACCATTTCAACATCAAACCGATCAATTACACGAACGTATGTCAAATCACGTGAAAATGAATCTCCACCAACATTTGTGGCTAAAAGCGTCATTCTCTGATAGTCAAACAAAGTTATTGCTTGACGATAATCGCCAAAGTAAAGTGGGTGTTCTCCATTAATATCTGGTAAGAATTTATCAGTGATAACAGTTACTCTATGCCCATCTATTTGTTTAACATCTGGAAGTGTTGGATTAGGTTGAATTAAATACCTGCCTTCAGCATCTTTAACTTTTGATAAAACGTTATAGCCCGATTGATTTGTGATAAAACTTGAAGTAGCTTCAATCAAAGGATCAAGAGTATTGTTTTCCAAGTCTTTAATGCTGTCGAAGTCTGCAATTGATACCTTAGTCGGGGTCTTTCCATCTTTACCATTATTCAAGACTTTTAGAATTTCAGTATTACGAGTAATAACGTCTTTTTTAGCAATCCAATCTTCAACCCAAGCTAAAATATTTTCTGCTGAATCTTTTAAAAGAGTATTGGTAATTTGAGAAATACCAGCATATCTATGGATAAGGTACGAAATAGACGTTAATTTTGGATCATCATTAATACCAATTTCAGCCGTTTCATCATCTAAGTTTGCTAATGGAGTGACATCCCCTAATTTCTCGTAAGGATATCTACCACTCGTCATGCTAACTTTTACAACATTTACCAAGCTTTCCAAAGAGGTAAAGGACCGCTTTAATTTATTAATCGCGGTTTGTATATCGGCTGGAATCGTTAAGCCAGCATTAGAACCATCTGTTTCTGAACCTTCAGGTAAAACTTTAGAGGTTACCATGTTCTTAAAATCAGAAATGAATTTATTACAAATTTCCTTTGATTTTTTGGCTGCTATTACTTTTTCAGATTCACCAGGTTGATTGCTGCCTATAACTGGTTTTGGCGATTTTAGATTTTTGCGTGCATTGTCTAAAGCAGTCTGTGCAAAGTCTCTTACTTTAATAGCTTGGTCTAGATCATTTTTAATTTTAGTAATATCTTTATCTGAATATGCTTCAGGATTTGCTACTAACTTAATAGCTATTTCATTCTGCTTATTTTCTAGTTCTTCTACCTTGCTTCCTGCCGTATCACGTGCAGTAGCAAGTTCATTAATAGATTCCATTTAATTTCCTCCAAACAAAAGACCAAGTTTGTGATTAACAAGCTTGGTCTTATCTAAGTTTTCAGTTTCGTTTTTCGTTTTTGTATTTTCGTCTTTTACTTTTATTTTTTGCTTTTCAGCAATTAAGTTTTTGAATTCTAAAATTTTCTCTGCATTAAAGTGTGGGACAGTAACAGCTGCATTCATCATTGGCTCGGCAATTTGATTTTGCTTAACATCATCAAACTGCATAATGCCGTCTGCAAAGCCTTCNTGAACAGCNGTTTTTGCATTCATCCAGGTAGTTTTTGACATTAGATTATAAATATCCTGCTTATCCTTGCCTGTCTTAACGGCATAGGCATTAACAATNTTTTGGTCTAACTCATCTAAAGCTTGCTTGCTGCTGGCAAAATCATCTGTATTACCGTCTGCAGAACTAATAGCTCGGTGAATCATCATCATAGCCATTGGGGACATTAATACTTTGTCGCCAGCCATTGCCACAATAGAGGCAGCTGAATCAGCTTCACCAACAACATGGACTTCTACGTTTCCCTTATAGTTTTTTAACTCTGTATATATTTCAGCTGCTGGAGCGGTATAACCACCTGGGCTATTAATTTCTACGATTACGTCTTTTTGATTGTTTTTGATTAAATCTTGCTTAACCTTGGCAGGATAGGCATAACTATTTTCACCAAAAAACGACATGAACTCACCGTTCAAGTCGTCAATTATCGGTCCTTTGATTTGTATTGTTGTCAATTATCTCACCTCCTTTACTGCCAATGCTTGCGGCTTTAGGAA